CTTTCGCCACTCTTAGACATCAGCGATGGTGTCTACTAAAGCTGAAATTGACTGCAGAACACCCTTCATGTGGGGGGACATGCGTTAAATGATTACAGCCTGGTTTAGACCAGGTGCGTCATGTCCTCCCTCCACTGTTGGGTTAGCATCTAATGGCTTTTGCCATCTCAATTTCTCTCTTACGGAGGTATAGCTATGGCTGAGACTCGACATCGTCAACGGTTAATCCGCATGGACCACGTGAAACCCGATGGGAGTAACTGGAATCAGATCGTCCATTTGGGCGATTTCCAGGACAAACTCATCGAATATCACAATGGTATCCCTGTGGATGTGGGTTGGGGTAACCCTTACTCACCCGTTGACTACGTTCCGGAGTTTTCCACTAAATCTTATGAGAACACCTGGGATGAATTACATCCTAGGAGCCGTTCTAAAAGCGGCAAAGTGATCTACAAGACTGGTGGCCCGTTCTTGAACGTTAAAGTCGATACTGGACTCCCGGCTTCGGGGGTCTATAATCCAGGCACGTATGTTAACGTGAGTGGTACCAGACGCTATGTCGGTGGCTTTATGCCGCCGTCAAGCGACTACTGGGGCTCGGGCTGGGGATCTTCTCCCGCCCTTTACACTACCGCTAGCAACGCGCTTTTACCGGATGTCTCTGCCTACTTTGACCGGGCTTGGTCTATGGCCAAGCCTAAATTGGAGTATGCCAACCTTTACACATTCCTGAGTGAAATCGGGGATGTTGTACCGATGCTCGAGACTAGCGCTAAGGCATTTGCCTTACAGTATCAAACGACGCCGCTTAAGCGGATTGTCGATACTGATTTTGGCCCAGTCGAGATGAACATCGGCGCCCGTATCTCCTCTCGGAGTATGGGTCCGAAGGACCTGGCTGAACACTTCATCAACCATAATTTTGGTTGGGTTCCGTTCCTCGGCGACATTGGTGACTTTGCAGCCACTTATGTCGACGCTGATGCCATTATCCGCCGTATTACGGCAGAGAATGGCAAATGGATTCGGAAGAAGGTCAAAGTGTCTAAGGACGATCGCAATGAGGTTCTGGTGGATGAGACGGCGCCCCACAGCTCTATAAGCTATGGGATTCCGTGTTTTCCCTACGCCTTTCCTGCAGATTTCTTCTTGAGTCCGCCTAGCTGGACAGTGACTGAGAGCGAAAAGCTTTCTATCACCGCTGCTGGCGAATTCAGGTTCTATCGTCCTGAATTTGATTCGAGTTTACCGGATTATTCTTCCGCCTGGAATCAGGTTACGCGCGCCATGAAAATCTATGGCGCCGAAGTAAACCCGTATCACATTTGGCAAGCTACACCTTGGTCGTGGCTCGCTGATTGGGTATCCAATTTGGGTGCCCATATTCAGCGTTTACAAGATTCCATTGAGGATCAAGTAGCCGCGGCCTACTTTTTCATCACTTCCCATAAGTCGGTGGTTCGAACGATGACCATTAGGTTGCCGTTCGTCACCGGCCTAGTCTCTTTGTCTTTTGAGAGGTCTTACTTCTCGCGGCAGAGGGTCAGTGCTGATAGTCCGTATGGCTTTCGCCTCTCTTGGGACGATTTGTCTCCCAAGAGGATTGCAATCCTGGGCGCGATAGGCATAACCCGTAAGGGCGCCCGTCACGGTTAGGATATCTTCTAGTTTCCTTAGCCAAGTTGTTCTCCTGGGAAAGGAATGACCTGGAACTAGAGTTAACTCCCCATATACTTCTGGAGAATCAACCAACCATGTTCACAGATCCTCAGACAGTCACCGTCGCAGGTTCCGCTAAGTCTTTGCCCAAGATTTTGGACAATGGACTTAAGTCGACTTACCAGATGGCTGATCTCTCGTTCAAGCTCCGTATTGAACATACGGAGTCTGGGCAAAGAGTCCAGTCTATGGTTCGACTTGACCAGCGCGCTATAGTGGCAGACCCGTTGACTTCGGCCAACACGTATGCTAATCTTGGCGTTTGGCTTGTCATAAACCGGCCCCTTTCGGGGTTTACGGCTACGCAAGTTAATGACCTGGTGCAGGCGCTATGCGTCTACTTGACGAGTACCGTGGTGGGAAAGTTAGTCGGGGAAGAGTCTTAGACTTGTTCCCGATACGCCTCTTACCACTTTTGCGTGCTTATGGTGCTGATCTGAACTTCAGTGCCTCTGGCACTGTCGTATGTTAGCCTGGTTGGCTTGTTGGGTTCGTCTCCGGTTGGAGGTGGCCTGTGAAAGTCAACGTAAGTGGCTATCTAGAAGTGGTGCAGTCCGTTTACACGGATGCATGCACCAAGTGTTCCGCTGATGTCTTTGATTTACGAGACCTGGAAACAATCAGGGCTCGGGTCGAAAACGAGGGCATGTCGTTCTTAACGATTACCCTTCCCCAGTTCAGTAAGGTTTTCGAAAGATGCCTTGCTGTTGGGGTTATTGACTCGACGTCTTTCCCAGGTTTTAAGTCTGTGAAAGACGGATCAATCCCTGCTTTCTTGCAGGGTATGATCAGTCAAATTTTCGACCGTAAGACAGGAGAGATAATTAACTATGAAACTCCAACATCTAATTCAAACGATGTTAGAGGTTTGGCCTGCGACATTCCTACTGTTGTTGAGTCTGTACGGCAAATATGCCGTCTATTCGCAAAAGTGGAATTACCATGCTCCGATAAACGGATCACGGATGCCTACAGGTCATTCAAGGAAATTGAGCAAGAGCTCTCAACGTTTTCGGCATCTGAAGATGCAGTATCCGAGTTTCGGACTGTTTCTTCTCTTGTCTGGGGTAATGCTTTTCGCGATTTTAATCTCGACAAGCTTGTCCCCCGACATGGTCCAGGTGCTACGGCAGATCGCATTTCTGGTAATCAGAAGTACGTCTGGCGTCGTTGGCATGAGCGTCTCGAGCCTTACTTCCCTCTGATAGGTTTTGGCTACCCTTCTGGGTTGCCCGAACTGTCAGAGGAGCTCGAAATTGTATCGTTCATTCCAGAGGATAGTGAGCAACCCGTTCGGGTGATCACTGTACCTAAAACGTTGAAGGCCCCCAGAATTATCGCTATTGAGCCAGCTGCAATGCAGTATGCACAGCAGGCAATTCGATCGTATCTATATGACACGATCGAGTCATTCTGGCTGACTGCCCGGAGCATATCGTTCCGTAACCAGTCAGAAAACCAGACGATGGCGCTTAAGAGTTCTCGAACGGGTCGGTATGCGACTATCGATCTATCGGAAGCTAGTGATAGGGTTCCTCTAGAGCTAGCCATGATCATGTTTGAGCAGTGTCCTGATCTTCATGACGCTGTTTTAGCATGCCGTTCCACTCGCGCGCTCTTACCTCATCAGGAGGTTATTGACCCCCTGAGGAAGTTCGCGTCGATGGGTAGTGCTCTGTGTTTTCCAGTTGAAGCGATGTTCTTCTACACATGTTGTGTAATCGCTTTGCTGAAGGACATGAATCTCTCTTTCAGCCAGAGAAACATTTTTAAGGTTTCTCATTGGTTGAGAGTTTACGGTGACGATATTATCGTCCCGTCGACTCATGCGGAAGCTGTTCTCGCTTACTTGCAGAAGAACAATTGCAAAGTAAATACCGCTAAAACTTTCGTAACTGGAAAGTTCCGAGAGTCATGCGGCACTGACGCGTACGATGGTTATCCGGTTACACCGGTGTACCTTAGACGTACGCTTCCTGAGAACAGGCGGCAGTTCGCTGAATTGGTTTCCCTTGTGGCGTCGCGTAACCAGTTTTACCTTAAAGGTTACTGGCAAACGGCTTCACTCCTGCAAAATATTGCAGAGAAACATCTGGGCAATTTGCCCTATGTAAGGGAGACCTCGGCTGGACTGGGACTTTATTCCCACCTTGGCTATGAGTCTATCGAAAGATGGAACTCAAAATACCAGAGGCATGAAGTGATGTCCTGGGTGCCTAAAGCAGTTCATCGCTCTGATGAGCTGGGTGGTTGGCCCGCCCTGAGCAAATGCTTACTCAAGCTAGATCAGCGTTACGCTGATTTGGTGACTTGTAGTATGTGTTCAGAGTCTGGTGACTCTACCTTTGAGTTTGGACCTTTAGGGGTCTTGGACCCAGAGGGTGACCACTATGGTCGGCCAGTGTTCGAGCTGATGTCCCTATTCTCTGCTAAGGCATCCTTAGAGGATGTCTTGGCCGTCGACGAGGGCCATTTATCTCAGTCTGCACTGCACGGCGCAGTCACACTAAAACGCCGGTGGGTCCCCCCTCATTGATGGGGGGGGTATATCGTGCTTTATCGCACGGGTGGATC